CCAGCTCGTGGGCCAGCAGCCAAGAAATACGCAACAGCCCACCCCGCATGGGCAGGATAACCACCGGCGGGATAGGTGACTCGCCTGCCACGAACAAGGCGCCATCACCGATTTCAGCATGTAGGATGGCCGCCCCGGTGGCCTCAATGGCGAGGGCCAGGTCTTCCTCTGTAGGGTAGCGACGACCGTACCAACTCGGATTCATTTGCCAAGAATGCCATCCGAGAAGGCTTTCCACACCTGGAACCCGGCCTGTTTTTGGGCGTCCGTCATCTTGGCCAGATCCACACCCATCGTCTTGAGCATGAACCGGTCGAAGTCCGAATGTTCCGGACCTGAGCCCTCTACCAGTGAGCCCGGGTCATCTGCCAATTCGGTGATGCTCATGCCCAGAACCTCAGAGGCCTTCTGGACCAGGTCCAGGCTTGGAGACACGCGCTTGTCGTATAGCAGACCATGAAGGTGACTGGGGCTGACATCCAGCAGGGGGGCCATCTCATCAGGGGAAAGCCCATGGGCCTTGCGGTAAGCCAGGACTGCGGCCTTGAACCGGGGACGCTGGGGCCATGTGTTCATTTCGACAGCGTCGTAGGGGATCGACATCTCGGCAATTTCGTTTCCCCTTGACTTTATCGTGTCGCATACGACACTTGTCCCATGGCACGTCATTCTCACCCCTTCCAGGAAACGGTTACCGATTTGGCCGCTCACCTTGGCGTAGGCCGTGGGCATCTGTCTGAAGTCCTGAACGGAACTGCGAGGCCTTCGGGTGTCTTGGCGTTCCAGATTGAGGAAGCCACCGGAGGCCAAATCCGGGCGGTCGATCTCCTGAGGGTTCACAGAACCCCTCCGCCATCACCGCTCGACAGGGCCTCCTGATGGCCGCCTATCCACGGCATCACGCCTCCGCCGCGCTTCAGCGTGGGGATGCGCAGTTCCAGCGCCACGCGCAGGTGCCGCGGCCCGAATCTCCGCAGCTGCTCCAGCGTGAGCATCGCAACCGCTTCACCCGCACTTCCTGCAATTTCCTCGACCTGGCTGCCCCCGGGACCGAGGCCTCCTGCGCCCGGATCAGATTCCGCTGATCCGGGCGTTCCTCTTCCACCCGAAAAATCCAAGGACTTCACCATGGATCCAAATATCGCGGGCAGTGCGACACAAGGCCAGTCCCGACCCATTGACCCGTTGAAAACCAAGTCGAAAGCCCGTCTCCGGCTCGAGCTGGAGGCATCCGGCATTCCCCAGAAGGCACTGGCCTACGGGATCCTCACCACCGAACCCCTCCTGAGCCGCATCCTGGCGGATCACTGCCCTGACGATCTGCCCTCCTACAAAATCCCCGCCGTCACGCGCGAGCTGGGCCCGGGCTACATGCAGTGGATGGCCCTGCAGTGCGGCGGCGTCTATCACCACGGCGAGTGCCCCGCGGTGCACCAACCCGTGCCCGTGCTCATCGGCCTGCTAGCTCGGCAGAGCGGGAACACCCTCCAGCAGCTCATCCAGGACCTCTCTGATCGGGTGTGGACCCCCCGCGAGCGCCAGGCGGAGATCCCAGGCTTGAGGAAGCTGCTGGGCATCGTGGAGGCCCTCATCAGCGAGGCAGAAGGCGGTGATTCATGACCGCGCCGAACCCAAGGTGTCCCATCTGCCAAGGCCGAGGGTGGTTCGAGACCGGCCTTTTCGAGCTGGAAGATGACCCCCAGCCGTGCCCAGATTGCAATCCTGTGCGTCCCCTGCGGCGGTCTGACTTCCTGCTGATCTGCACTCTCATCGCCATGATGTTCGGTTTGGCAGTGTGGGGTGGTCGATGAGCGCCGCCGCCCGCATCAAGTTCGAAAACATCCTCGAGCTCGCCAAGTACGCCTTCATGTCCGGGACGCCTGATGGGATGGCCCGGGCCGAGGAGCACCTAAAGGAAGCCCAGACCATCGTGGCCTTCGAGCGCCAGACCGCAACGGCGGGGGCGCCCTCATGAACCACGCGCTCGTTTGCCCCTACTGCGACCGCTCGGATGCCATCGGCGCCAAGGACGAGCCCCGGTTCTACCGAGACGGCCGGCTGCTGGCGACCTGCTTCCACGGCCATGAAGGCACCGGCAAGAAAGTCTTCGACGCGGAGACCGGCGCCAAGGTCCAGAACGCGGACCTCGAGCCCTGGGAGGTTCTCTACCGCCTAGCGGAGCCCAACGGCGCCCGCGGCTTCGGCGCTGAGTTCCTCGCCCAGCGCTGCGGGGTCTACGTGGTCACCCAGGAGGTGGCCGCACGCGCCGGCTGCCCAGTGCCTAACGAAAAGGACGTGCTCCGAGCTGAGAAGGACGGCGGGGCGGTCACCATCGCACCCCTCTTCAACGGTCCCAAGATGTCTGGCCTCGAGGCCCGCATCGTGGAGACCGGGCCCAGCATCAAGGTCACCAAGTGGACGCGCACCATCGGCCAGGAGGGCGTGTTCATCGCCAACCCTGGCGTCCAGCCACAGGTGGCCATCGTCTTCGAGGGCACCTGGGACGCCATTGCCGCGGCCTGGGATTGCTTCCAGGAAGACGAGATGGACCGCTACGCCTTCCTGTCCATCAAGGCGGGCACCAGCGCCCAGCTGCTCGGCGCCGTCCTCAAGGCTCACTTCCCAGGCATCCCGGCCCTGCTCATCACTGACCAGGACAGCTCCGGCAAGGGCGCCCGGCCCCGCATGGCGAAGGCTGGCGTGGCCTACCCCGCCATCCTGAAGGGCGTGGGCAGCGCGAAGGACTACCGGGACGCGGATCCCAAGCTGCGCCGCGCCGCCCTCCTGGAAGCCATCGAGCAGGCCCTGCAGGCGCCAGACCCCAGCACGGATTCAGGAGACTCGAAGTTCGCCAGGCGTGCCCTCGAGGGTGCCTACCGCGCCAAGTCCAGCGGCATGCGGGACCTCGAGGCCTGGCGGTTCGGCCAGCGCTGCGCGGGGATCTGCAAGCCGAACCCCGCCAAGGCCACCGCCTTCGCCGTCCGGGCCAAGTTCAACAACCGCCCCGCGGTGCCGGAGGGCCAGCGCGAGTTCAAGGTCTTCATCACCCACCCGGAGATGCGCCGGATCCAGGGGGACTACCCCGACCTGGCCGCGGCGATCCTGGCCGGCGCCACCGAATCCCCCATGTCCCCCGAGTGGGCTCCCCCTGTCTTCCTCCCGGAGACCGGTGCGCACTGGACCACCATCCCCAAAGAGGACCGGAAGGCCTACGCCACGGCCCACGGCTGGGAACCATGGGACGGCCAGGACATCGGTGTCTTCGTCCAGGAAGACCTGCACGATGTGCTGGAGGCCATCGGGAACGCCTACCACTACGTGATCATCCCCGGCGCGCCGGCGGCCGAGACCGGGATCCGGGTGGCAGCCGTCGCCTTCGCCACGGCGCTCTGCGGCCTTCGGGCCCAGGAGCTGGGCCAGTCCGCCAAGCCCACGGGGTTCAACCCGGGGACCTGGTTCTATGGAGGGCCCGCCACCGGGAAAGGCACCGCCGCCAAGATCACCGCCGCTGCCGTGAGCGGAGAGACCCGGACCTATGGTTCCCAGCGGTTTGGGGGGGAGAAGGAGACGGGCTGGCTCACGGAGTCCGCACTGCATCTCCCCATCGTGTTCAAGGACGAGCTGGACCAGTATCTGGACCGCTCCGCCTCGGAGGACCTGAAAGCCTTCCTGGGGGGCGAGGCCCTGCAGCGCCGGAAGGCCTACGGCATGGACATGACCCTCTACCCCCGGCCAGTGGTCTTCAGCACGAACGAGATCAAGATCAACCCGGAGGACGAGGCCACCAAGGAACGCATCATCCTGGTGGAGCTGCAGCCGAACCCCATGGCCTCGAAGTTCCAGCGGAACAACGCCTTCGAGCACTTTCACGAGTGGCTGACCGCCGGCGGGGCCCTACGCCTCCACCGGGTGACCGTGCACCTTTACGGCGCCTTCCGGCAGCTGCAGATCGGAGACGTGAAGTTCACACGCTCGGCGGTCTTCGATGCGGCGATGCTCCACGTCTGCAAGGTCATGGACCTGGACGCCGCGGCCATCATGTCTCCCTCCGAGGCCAACAAGGAGGCCGCCATCCTCCGGGGTGCGCCCTGGTATCAGTCCATCTCGGACTACGTTCAATACGACTTGCAGGGCTCCCTGGAATTCTCCATGAAGGCCCTGGACCTGTGGGGCATCCGAGCCGAGGACGAGAGCCAGAAGCGGAAGCTCAGACGCTACCTGGATGGCTTCCGGGCTGCTGCGAAGGAACACGGGGGCGCTCTGACGGTCCTGGGCTATGCCGTGGACATCCCACCCTTCCATTCCAATGCCCAGAACACCCTCATCCGCTTCAAAAAGGTGATCCATGCCGAAGCGTCCTGATGTCCGTGTCCGGGGTGGTGTCCGGATTTTTCCGTTGAAATCATTGACAACGGACACCCGGACACCGCGGACATCTCGCGCGCGCGCGTGTGTATGTATGAAGAGACCCCCCATAGACACTCTCTCTTATAAAAACCCAACCCCCTTACCCCCCTTAAGTGATGTCCGTTTGTCCGTCCCTTACTCCCACGTGGGTTTGACCCCGGACATACATCCGGACACGGCTATAGGGCGATGTCCGTTTGTAGCAATCATGCGGGTTCTAGCCCGGACATCCATAGATTCGAGGTTCGCATGAGCCGCATGGCCCAGCAGCACACTCAGCAGCAGCACCAGCACATCCCCTTCGGCATCGGCGTGGTCCTCGACGGCCGCCCCAAGCGCAAGGGCCCCAAGCCAGAGGCCAAGCTCCAGAAGGCCCTCATCGAATATCTCAAGCTCCTACCTTGGGTCGCCAAGGTGAACCGGCATAACGTGGGCCAGGCCATGATGGGCGCTCGACCAGGGTTTGCAGGCCGACCGGTCTACTTCAGCGAGCGGGGCCACTCGGACCTCAGCATCGAGGTTCGCAATGACCCTCGGGTGATCTGGATCGAAACCAAGGCGCCCGGCGCCAGGCCCTCTGGGCGGGCTCAGGCGGCCCACTGGGAGGAGCAGGAGGGGTTCCTTGCCCGGAAGCGTGCCTCAGGCCATCCAGCGTTCTTCTGCAGCGCTGGGGAGATCCTCCGCACCGAACTGACCCGGGCCGGTCTCCCGGCGCCCTCAGTGGCCCAGCTGGCTGCCGAGATGGCCTCCAGGAAGGTCCACCCCTCCACCATCGCCGCCTTCACCCGCCGGATGCGCCTGGCCTTCTTTGAGGTGCCCTTAGCGAAGAAGCCGACTGCCAAGGCGGTCGCATGAGCATGGGCCTTCAGATCACCCGCTTCCAGGCCTACCTCCTCGCCGGCGCCTACCTTCCTGGCGACTCTCACCTGCCTCCCCTTGGCCACCAGGCCGCGCAGGTCGCATGGAATCACACCGTGGTTGATCCGATCAGCCAGCGCGTCTCCCTGGCCTGGGAGGCCGCATGAGGCGCGCACCGCTCCGCCTCTGGCTCGTGGCCATCGTGGTCACGCTGACCGCTGCCCACTACTGGGGCAAGATCTGGGGGCACCGATGAGCGGCACAGTGCCGAAAAGTGCCGTAAAACGTCAGCAGCCCAAGGGGGGCAGCCGGAAAGGCAAGCCGAACAAAGTCACCAAAGCACTGAAAGACATGATCTTGGGCGCTCTGGATGACGCTGGGGGTCAGGAATACCTCAAGCGCCAGGCGCGGAAGCGGAACCCGGCCCCGTTCATGGCACTGGTCGGGAAGGTTCTCCCCATGCAGATCACGGGCGAGGACGGCGGGCCCCTGCAGATCCAGCAGATCAAGGCCATGAGCGATGAGCAGCTGAAGGCCCTGATTCAGAAGATTGCTGGGGTCGCCAAGTGACCGTGACCCGAGAGGACCTCGAACTGGCCGCTCTGGCGGTGATGGAGCTCGAGCAGCGCGCTAAGCGCTGGAAACCCTATCCTGGGCCGCAGACCCTCGCGCTGGAGTGCCAGGCCGACATCCTGTTCTACGGGGGCGCCGCTGGAGGCGGCAAGACGGACCTCCTGCTGGGCACGGCCCGGTACCAGCACAGCCGGTCCATCATTTTCCGCCGGGTGTTCCCGTCGCTGCAGGGCATCATCGACCGATCGAAGGAGATCTACACCCAGGCTGGAGACGGCAGCTTGGACGACTTCAACACCGGCCACAGCCGCTGGAACCTGCAGGACTGCATGATCCGGTTCGGCTCCATGCAGTACGACGCTGATGTCACGGACCACCAGGGCCAGCCCTATGACCTCTACGGGTTCGATGAGATCACTGAGTTCTCGGAGAAGCAGTTCCGGTTCGTCACGGGCTGGAACCGCACCACGAAGGATGGACAGCGCTGCCGGGTGATCTGCACTGGCAACCCGCCCACAGACTCAGACGGTGAGTGGGTTCTCCAGTTCTGGGGGCCCTGGCTGGACCCGAACCACCCGAACCCGGCCCTCCCGGGCGAGTTGCGCTTCTACACCACCATCGAGGGCAAGGACGTGGAGTGCCCGAATGGTGATCCGGTTGAGGTGGACGGTGAGATGGTGCAGCCGCTCTCCCGGACGTTCATCCCTGCGAAGGTCCAGGACAACCCTGCTCTGATGCAATCCGGCTACATTGCCCGGCTGCAGGCCCTGCCGGAGCCCCTGCGCTCGAAGATGCTCTATGGCGACTTCCAAGCCGGCCGGGAGGACAACGCCTACCAGGTGATCCCCAGCGCCTGGGTTGAGGCTGCCATGGAGCGCTGGAAGATCACGCCTAAGCCCAAGGCGGCCATGACCTCCATCGGTGTGGATGTGGCCCGCGGCGGCAAGGACAAGACGAGTCTGGCGCCCCGCTACCTGAACTGGTTCGACAAGGTGAGGACATTCCCCGGAACAGACACACCAGACGGCCAGAGCACGGCTATGCAGGTGCTGCTGGTGATCCGGGACAAGGCCCAGGCCGTGGTGGATGTGATTGGCGTGGGCAGCTCGGCCTATGACGCCCTGGATGGGAACGAGATGGTGACTCGCGTCCCCTACAATGGCTCAGCCTCGAGCTACAAGAAGGACAAGTCCGGCACCCTGAGCTTCGTCAATAAGCGGGCCGAGGATCACTGGATGCTGCGGGAGGCCCTGGACCCGGCCAACCAGGAGGAGATCTGCCTCCCACCCGATCCCGAGCTGAAGGCTGACCTCTGCGCCCCGCGCTGGACGCCCAAGAAGAACGGGATCCAGGTCGAGAGCAAGGAAGACATCAAGAAGCGAATCGGCCGCAGCCCTGACAAGGGCGACGCCGTGATCATGGCCGCCTCAGCAGACATCCAGGTCCCCAAGAAGGCCACGGCCGGCCCCGTGGTCATTCCTCAAACCCCTCAAGCGTGGATGGCCTAACGCCGTCCCTCAACCGGGCCGTCGCGCCCATCTCTGGAGTTCACCATGAAGAAGAAAGAAAGCGCCAAGCAGTCCGGATCTGCCCGTAAGACCGCGGCAGACAAGGCAACCATCGCCTCCAAGCCCGGCACCGGTGGCAACACCAAGGCCATCGGAAAGCAGATCGGCGGCAAGGGCACGGGCGGAGCGGGGGGGAAGAAATGCTGAGCCACCTCCTCACCCTCACGGTCGGCCTCGTCCTGGGTGTCATCGCTGGCGCCCTGATCTGGCGCAAGAACGCCGCTGCCATCACTGCTGAGGCCGCCAAGATCGCTGCGTTGAAGGCCAAGCTCTGATGGCCAAGACTCGCAGCTCACCCAAAGGCAAAGGCATGGGCGCCACGATGCCCATGCCCGAATCAGAGCGCCAGAGCCTGCGCATCGAGAAGATCGACAACGGCTACCTGGCCCATCACAGCACTGAAGGGCCGAAGGGCTACCAGACGAAGACCGTCTTCCACGCCAAGAAGCCGGTCGTGAACGTCTCAGCGGACGTTCCGAAGGCCAAGCGGGGCTCCAAGTGAAGTTCCACCCCCTCACCTCGTCCAACCTCCAGGCCGTGGCTTATGACCCCACGAGCCGCGTCCTGGAGGTGAAGTTCCACGGTGGTAATCACTACCGCTACCACGATGTGGACCCGAAGACCCACGAGGCCCTGCTGAGCGCTGAATCGGCGGGGAAGTACTTCGGGGCTCACATCCGAGGCAAGCACCGCCACGAAGAGGTAAAGAAGCCGTGACCAAGGATTCGGGAGAGCCCATGCAGCAGGAGTGGATCAGCACCGGCAAAGCAGCCAGGATCTTGGGCTATTCGCCAGACCACTTCCGAGAGAAGTTCGCTGGGCTCATCCCGAGCCACCGGCCTGAGGGCTGTCACACACGCTGGCTGGAGTCCGCGGTGCGTGAGCTGGCCCAGGAGCCGGTGAGGATGCCGGAGGCTGGGTGACGCGCCCCCGGCGTAAGCCTTACACGGCGGCCGGCATCAAGCGCGTTCCCTGTGCTCGGTGCGGGGCTCCTGGGGTTCACCAGTGGCAAATTTGCTCGGATGGGAACCAGTTCAGGGCCCTCTGTGTGGCCTGTGACATCGCCCTGAACCGCCTGGTGCTCAAGTGGGTGGGTTTCCCTGACTGGCGAGCGAAAGCAGCCGCCTATGCGGAGAAATCGCGCCGTCCGGACACCAAATAAATCCGGGATTTCCGGGATTTCCGGGATATCAGGGGGCCATTGATGGCCTCCTTGTCACGTGCGCATGACGCTTGAAGCCGGGGGAGGCTTCACCTTGTCGAAGCGGGCGCGGGATAAGCATTCGAGTGCCCAGGGCCTTGGCCCAATTTCCGAAGGCCTCCCCGCCTATCAGGTGCTGCGGTGAATCTCAACTTCGAGATCTCCACCGGCACCATTACCCAGGATGACGGGACGGTCATCACAGACCAGGCCTTCGCCGGGAATGACTCGCGGCCAGAGGTGAACCCCGAGCACATCCAGGGCCGGAACAACCCCGAGCACTGCGACCTGCACAACATCGGGCCGCTGCCGCCCGGAGTCTACAAATTTGGGCCGTGGCACACGCACCCGGGGCTTGGCCCCCACTGCGCTGCGCTGACTCAGATCGAAGGCGAGACCTACGGGCGCTCTGCGTTCTACATGCACGGCGCCTCATCCACTGACCCGCTCAACTCCTCTGAAGGCTGCGTGGTGGTGCCCCATGATCCGCGCTGCGCCATTGAGGCCATGGATCCTGACACGCTGACGGTGACGGAATGAGCGGATCCCGGCGTAAGTACCGGGATCTTCCCCCCAGGGGAGAGTCAACCCCGCAGCCATTCGAGACGCCGATCCCGCTTCCCCAGGTGAAGTGCAGCCCACAGAGCATGGAGCAGCTGGCTGGAGCTCAGATGCTGCTGGCTGAAGTCGTCCAGAAGCTCACCAAGCGGGTTGAAGACCTGGAAAAGCAGGTGGCCGCATGAGCGACCAGCCCAGCTTCCTCCAGAAGATGACCACCGGTCTGGACAACTACACGCCTGACATCGGGCGGTGGTCGTGGCTGCTCTGCACCGCTTCAGTGCTCGCCCATGATGCGTGGCAACTTGCCCACCAGGTCCGCGTGGATGTGAAGGACCTGGCCATCGCCCTGAGCGCCATCGCCGCGGCCCACGGCATCGCCCTGGGCGCCAAGGCGAAGACCGAACCCAAGGGGGAAGCATGACCTTTACCCCATGGAAGGTCCTCGCCGGGGCGGTTGCAGCCATGCTGCTGGCCTATGGCGCGTTCACAGCCTTCCAGCACTACCACCAGGCACAGGGAACCAAGGACGAACAGCAGGCGCAGGTCTTCAAGGGAGAGGCGAATGCCCATCAGACCCAGGCCCAGGCATCGGATGCGAAGGTGGCAGACCTCCAGGCCAAGGTGGACGCACAAGTGCAGGATCTGGGCAAGCTCCAGAAAGAACGTGATGGCCTACTCCGAAAGCTGGCGGCCAAGGTGCCCGCGGTGCCCGGCAGTCCTGATCTGGAGCCTGCCGGTGGAACCGGGCCAGCGCCTGTGGATGATCCCAATGATCAGGTCATCGCAAAGGATGCTGAGGTCATAGCCCAGCAGGGGTTTGTGATCCAGAGCCAGAAGATCGAGATTCTGCAGCTGACCGAGAGTCGGGACCAGTGGAAGGCCACGGCGGACCTGCGCGAGAAGCAGGCGATGGCTCAGGAAGCAGCCACGGCCGCATGGAAGAAGGCTGTCACCGAGAGCCGGTGGAGAGGCCGTGTTGAGGGATTTGTCGCTGGAGTTGCCTCCGGCTATGTGGCGGGGAGGCTTCATTGAATGACGCGACTCAGAACCTGATCCTAGAGTGGCTGGTGGGGGGTCTGGTCACAGTCCTGCTCATGGTCGTGGCCTTCATGGCGAAGCGATGGTTCGACCACGTAGACAGCCTCCAGGGTTCGATGGACCAGCTCAGGGAAAGCATTCTCGGCTTGTCCGAGAAGTTCGTAACCCAGGTCCAGCACGACAAGGACATTGAGGCCCTGCGCCTCTTCGGGCGCCGCACCACGGACCACTGTCCTGTGGAGGGTTGCCCCTACGAGTAGACAGCGGGCGGTCAATTCACCCTGACGGGTTCTGGTGCCAAGAGCCTCCAGGCCCTCATCGAAGCCTCGAAAAAAGAAGGTCCACGCCAACCCTGACCAGGAAAGGACTCTCCCATGATCCTCATGAATACAAGCAATGTCGCAGGCGCCCCTGGATACCGGCCTGACCTTTGTGTCGGGTCTCTGGCCAACCTGGCCACGAGCGGATCCACCACTCAGGTCTTCGACCTGGACCACGAGAACTACCTGAACCCGACCATGGGCCCGGGCGTGAACCAGGCCAATCAGCGCGGGTGGCGAAAGATCTGCACGGTGCTGCTGGCCCTTGCCAATGGCGTGGATTCGACCTCCGGGACCATCAAGGTCTTCTTCAGCGATGACGGCACGGCCACCAACCAGGTGCCCGGGATGGCCTCCTACAACAACGCGGGCGGCCCGCTGACCTACTCCGCTGCCCTTTCCGGGGCCTGTATGCAGCTGCTGGTGCCCAAGCGCTTCATGCGCGTGGTCATCACGAACGGTTCCACCGCGGCGCAGGGCGCCACCACCTCGCTCCAGGTCTCCACGATGGACATGTAAGCCATGGCGAACCAGCACACGAAAGCGCGTGACGAGAAGCAGCGGATGGAAGACAAGCTGCTGGAAATCTCGCGTCAGCGTTTCCATGCTGCGCAGGACGCCGAAAACGACATGCGCATTGAGTTCGTCACGGACTTGAAGTTCCGGGCGGGCGACCAGTGGCCAGATGCCATCAAGACGCTGCGGGACTCCCAGAAGAAGCCCTGCCTCACGGTCAACCGGCTCCAGCAGTTCGAGAAGCAGGTCACGAACCAGATGCGCCAGGCCCGTCCCTCCATCGAGGTCTCCCCGGCATCGGACGGCGCGGACCAGGAGACGGCGGAGATCATCCAGGGCCTCATCCGGCACATCGAGTACGACAGCAACGCCGAAGTGGCCTACGAGCGTGCCGGGACCAGTGTGGTCCGTGGCGGCCTTGGGTTCTGGCGCGTGCTGCCTGAGTACGAGGACGAGAAGAGCTTCAACCAGGTCCTGAAGATCCGGAGCATCCGGGACGCCATGATGGTCTCCATCGACCCGGCCTCCCAGGAGCCGGATGGCTCGGACATGAAGTGGGGCTTCATCTACGAGGACCTGCCGAAGGATGAGTTCGAGGATGCCTACCCCAAGGCTTCCAGCTCCAGCGTGGAGGGCTTTGAGGCTCTGAGCGCTGCTGCCCCGGAATGGCTGAACGGAAGCCAGATCCGTGTGGCGGAGCACTACTGGCTCGAGTTCAAGGACAGCTGGATCTATGAAACCAGGGCCGGCAAGGTCGTGGAGGAGGAGCCCAAGGAATTCAAGCGCAAGCGGCTCGTGAAGAAGCCACAGCTGCGCTGGATGAAGCAGACCGGGGTCGAGATCCTGGAAGGCCCCATCGATCTGCCTGGGATGTATGTCCCCATCATCCCGGTCTACGGTGATGAGATCGTGGTGGACGGCAAGGTCGTCCATGAGGGCATCATCCGCAACGCTCGGGACAGCGTGCGCATGTCCAACTACTGGGCCTCCAAGGAGGCTGAGGCCATTGCCCTGGCCCCCAAGGCGCCCTTCATCATGGCGGAGGGCCAGGCGGAGGGCCACGAGGCTGAGTGGGCCTCGGCGAACAATGACGACCGCGCCTACCTGACCTACAAACCCACCACCCTGAACGAGCACCTGGTGCCCGCCCCTCAGCGAAACGTGGTGGAGCCGGCGATCCAGGCCATCAGCCACGCCCGCCTGATGTGCATCGAGGACCTGAAGGCCATCACCGGCATCTTCGACCCGTCCCTGGGCAACCGGGACGCGGCCCAGTCTGGCATCGCCATCCGGAGCCTGCAGAGCCAGGGGAACAATGCCAACTTCCACTTCGTGGACAACCAGCATCGGTCCATCCGGCACACCGGCCGGATCATCGTGGACCTGCTGCCCTACTACTACGACACGGAGCAGGTGGTCCGAATCGTGGGCGACGATGGCGATTCGAAGATGGTCACCATCAACGGGCCCTCCGGAGAGAAGGACCCGAAGACGGGCGAGGAGAAGATCTACGACCTGACCACTGGTAAGTACCACGTGGTGCTGTCGGCAGGGGCCTCCTACGCCACGAAGCGCCAGGAAGAGGCGGCCTTCATGGAGAAGGCCATGCAGGCGTGGCCGCAGGTCATGCAGTTGGCTGGTGATCTGTTCTTCCGGGCGCAGGACTCCCCGGGTGCAGAAGCCATTGCGGATCGCCTCAAGAAGGCCCTCCCGCCCCAGCTGCAGGACCAGGACCCGAACGATCCCAACGGCGGCCAGCCCCAGATTCCCCCGAAGGTCCAGCAGCAGATGGAGCAGGCCAAGGGAATGATCGAGCAGCTCACCCAGCACCTGCACGCCGCAATGGACCAGGTGGAGCAGTTGAAGAGCGGGGACGCCACCAAGATCCAGATCGCGGCCATGCAGGAGGAGACCAAGCGCCTGATCGCCCTGCTCACCACCGGTTCGAAAACGGCTCAGGTGGAGCTCCAGCACACCATCGGCGTCCTGGACGCCCAGGCTGACCGGGACCACCAGATGGCCCTGGCGCAGATGCCGCCCCAGCAGGCCCAGCCAGGCCAGCCACAGGCAGGCCCCGACCCGTCCCAACAGAGTTTGATCCCGTCACCCCAAGCCTCCAGTGGATCGCCCGCAGGCCCGGCCCAGGTTGACCCCATGAGCGCTGGCGCCATCGCCGGTCAGGAGTAGACATGCCCGAAGTCACCGAAACACCTGCAGTGCAGACGTTCACACCCGAAGAAGAGGCCCGCTACGCGAGGTGGGGCCTGGGTGTGCAAGGCGATGGCGAACCCAAGGTTGCGCCCGTTGCCACGGAGGAGCCTGCCAACACCACCGAGGAGACCACGGAGGAGGTCGATGAGACCACCACTGAGGACGAATCCGAAGGTGGCGAGGCCGAGCAGCCTCACAAGAAAAAGAGCGGCGTGCAGCGCCTCAAGGAGAAGAATCGGCTGGCTGATGAGGCGCGAATCCGCGCTGAAGAGCGGGCCCGAATCGCCGAAGAGCGCCTCTCCGCCCTGGAGACGGGCAAGAAGCCGGAAGAGCCCAAGCCAGCCACCAGCACCCCTGCTGTGGTTGGGAAGCTCCCCAAGCCGGACATCAACACCTGGACCGGGACCCATGACGAATACCTGGAAGCGCGAGACGCATGGCTGCTGAGCGAGTTTGAGGCGAAGCAGGAGGCCAAGGCTCAGGAAGCCAAGGTCCAGGCGGAGCGCCAGACCAAGGCTCAGACCTGGGCCGAGAAGGTCACGGCGGCCAAGGCCAAGTATTCCGACCTCGACCAGGTGCTCAACGTGCCCTTCGCTACCCCTGCCATGCAGGAGGTCATCGTGGACTCCGAAAACGGCGTGGACGTGGCCTACTTCCTCGCCAAGAACCTGGATGAGGCCCGGCGCATTGCTGCGCTCCCTCCGCTGGCTGTTGCGCGGGAGCTCGGAAAGCTGGAGGCCCGGTTCGCTGCGGCCGCCACGACCGAGAAGCCCGTTGTTGCGGCTCGCACCACCCAGGCACCACCCCCGCCCACGCCCGTTGGCGCCCGCGGGGTCTCCACCGTCGATGAATCAAAGATGAGCGATGCGGAGTGGGAAAGGCACCGACGCACCACACGCACTCGCTAGACCCTCAAACCCTCCTTTGCCGGATAACCACCGGCCCCTCGGAGAACTGCAATGGCCAATACCATTCTCACCCACCAAATCATCGCCCGCGAAGCCGCGGCGATGTTCCAGGAAGCCACCCCGTTCATCTCCCGCATCAACCGCAAGCGCGAGCGCGACTTCGGCAAGGAGAGCGCGGGCTACGGCATCGGTCAGACCGTGACCGTGAAGATCCCCCCCGCGTCCCAGGTGTTCGCCGGTAGCCAGTTCGCCGGCGGCGGCAGCGCCCCGGACCAGGTGGAGCAGTCCGTCAGCCTGACCGTGAACAACCAGCTGCACGTGCCCCTGGCGTTCACGGCCGTCCAGAAAGCGATGTACCTCACCGAGTTCAAGGACCGCTTCCTCAAGCCCGCGATCCAGACCCTCGCCAGCCAGGTGCAGTACAACATGCTGCTCCAGGGCTACCGCAGCGTGGCCAACACCGTGGGCCTCGCTGGCTCCATCCCCACCTCCATGCTCACCTACGGCCAGGCCCGGGCCAAGCTGGAGAACTCCCTGGCCCCTGACAGCGACCGCACGCTGCTCTTCAGCTCGGACGCCAACCTGAACCTGGTGGACGCCTCCAAGGGCCTCCTGAACCCCACCAAGGAAGTTCAGGACATGTTCTACAAGGGCTACATCGGCGCCGCGAACGACATGGAGTTCTTCGAGTGCCAGTCGCTGCCCGTGCACACCCTGGGCAACCAGGTGGCCTTCACCATCAACGGCGCCTCCCAGTCCGGCAGCACGCTGAACATCGGCGGTCTGACCAACACCAACGTCCTGAAGGCCGGGACCGTCTTCACCATCCCTGGCGTCTACGCCGTGCACCCGCTGCTCGGCACGCCCTACCCCTACCTCCGCCAGTTCGTGATCACCGCGGACCTCACAGCCGCCGGCACGACGGGCGCCATCAGCATCTACCCCCCGATCAACTGGGGCGTGGGTTCTGGTGGCTCCGCCTCCATGACCGCCCTGCCCACCGTGAGCGCGGCCCCCGGCAACGGCGCCACCGTTGTCCTCCTGGGCTCCGTGAGCACCGGCTACCGGCAGAACCTGGCCTTCCAGCGCGATGCCTTCGCCGCGGCCTTCGTGCCCCTGCCCGTGCTCGCCAGCACCGAGGGCTACACCTTCACCACGGACGACTTCAGCATCCGCGTCATGACCGGTGGTGACTTCGTGAACGACCTGGAGCGCACCCGCATCGACGTGCTCTGGGGCATGGGCACCATCCGACCCGATCACGCCTGCAGGATCACCGAGTAGTCCAACCCCAACCGCCCGGGGGCTTCGGCCCCTGGGCCTCCTTTTGGAGCATCCATGTCCGTCACCATGCAGGATGGCAACGTGAAGGGGATCTGGGTGGTCGGACTGACCATTTCGCCCTCCATCGTTGCCGCCAACACCACGGCTGAGCAGACCTTCCCGTTGCTCGGCCTGCAGCTCACCGACTTCATCACCGACATCATCAAGCCCACTACCCAGGCGGGCCTGGGCATCGTCGGCTACCGGATCAGCGCGCTCGACCAGATCGCCATCACCTTCAGCAACAACACCGGCGCTGGCATCACCCCCACCGCGAGCGAGGTCTACAAGGTCGGGATCACCCGGCCTGATGGCGTCACGCTCCCCACTTCTCTGCCGAGGTAGCCCATGGCTTTTGTCGAATTCCCGAAGTGGCTCTACAAGAACGGCGTCTGCGCCCAGGTGGCCAACGACCGGGACGAACAGGAGACCCTGCTGGCTGAGGGCTTCGAACTGCCGCCCTCCACCGAAGCGCCCCCCGCGCCCTGCGATGGCTGCGCTGAACGAGAGGCCAAGATCGCTGACCTCGAAGCCCAGCTGGCCGCGCTCGTCACCAAGCGCAGCAAGAAGGCCCCCGCTGAACCCGAAGTCTCCGCGGAGTAGCCCATGGCCACCGTCATCGTCAAGGATGTCATCAGCGCCTCGCTTCGGCTCATCAACTGCCTAAGTGTGGGGGACACCCTTGACGCTGACACGGCCAACAATGCGCTTTATGCCCTGAATGACATGATCGACGGGTGGAACCTTGAACCCCTGATGATCTGGACCATCGACCAGCAGACGTTCAACCTGACCCCCGGGAAGCGCGACTACCAGCTAGGCCCTACCGCAGTCTCCCCGGATTGGACGGCCACGCGCCCGGTGATCGTCAACGGGGTCAACGTGACCATCGCGGGCATGGACTACCAGCTGGATGAGTTGGGGGATGACGAGTGGGAGGCCATCGGACTCAAGGGCCTCGGCTCCAGCATCCCGACCAGCTTCCACAACCACGGGGACTGGCCCAACACCGTGATTGCCATCTGGCCCGTGCCCGGCGCGGCCTATCCCGTCACCCTCTACGTCGAACAGAACATCCCCTCCTTCGCCACGATCAATGACACGGTGAGCTTGCCCCCCGGCTATGCCGAGGCGATCCGCTACGGCCTGGCTGAGCGCCTGGCCATCGAGCTCCAGCGACCGCTCGACCCGGTGATCACGGAAGCGGCCACCGCGATGAAGGCCAAGATCAAGCGGATCAACCAAGGCCCGGCGCCCCTGCTCAAGTGCGATGACGCGATCCTTGGTGGCCCGCGCTGGGGTTCCCTGAGTGATTTCCTCGGAGGGCGCTGATGCCGAGGCTGCAGGGATTCATCGGTGGCACGTACCAGCTGCAGAGCGTGGGTGCGGATTGCCAGCGGTGCGTCAACCTGTTCCCTCAGATCAACGAGCAACGCACGGCGGGGAACGGGGAGATCGGAGTTCTGCTCCGGGTTCCTGGGAAGAGTCTACTGGGGACCATCGGGACTGGGCCCATCCGTGGGACCTACGTGGCCACGAACGGGAACTTCTATGTGGTCTCTGGGAGTGGGCTCTACCAGGTCAACACGAACCGGACGGGGACCCTCCTCGGGGTGCTTTCCACGGGTACCGGGCGGGTTCAGTTCCAGGACAACGGCGTCCAGATGGTGATCACCGATGGGGTTGGCTACGTCCTGACCTTCCTCGGAAATGGGTTCAAGACGCTGGCAGGGACCACTGGCTGGCTCGGCTCCAACTGCGCGGCCTACCTGGACCAGTGGGGGATCTTCGCCCAGCCGGGCACGAACATCTTCTACACCTCGAATCAGCTGGACATGGGCACCTACAACGGCCTGAACGTGGCCTACAAGGCCGGGTTCAACGATCCCATCGTCTCCATCATCTCGGACAAGGGGAACGTCTGGCTCCTGGGCCGGGAGACCTCGGAGATCTGGTACAACGCCCAGAACCCGCCTCCGGGCATCGTCCTGAGCCGGATCCCGGGCTCCCTGCTCCAGATCGGCTGCTGCAGCCCTCACAGCCCTCAGGCCCTGATGAACAGCATCATCTGGCTGGGGGACGGGAAGCACGGCGCCGGCGTGGTCTGGCAGGCCACCGGATACGCCCCGAACCGGATCAGCACCCACGCGGTGGAGCAGGCCCTGCAGTCCTACGGCTATGCGAACCTCCAGCAGGCCACGGCCTGGTCCTATCAACAGGACGGGCACGGGTTCTACTGCCTGAACGTCCCTGGTGCCCCCGTGACCTGGGTCTTCGACGTGGTGACGGGGCAGTGGCACGAGCGGGCTGCCCTGGTGGCCGGCCAGGATGCCCGGGACGCCTCGGACTGCCACGCCTGGTTCAACGGCCAGCACGTGGTGGGCGACTACCAGACGGGCAACCTCTACGCTCTCGACAAGACGAACTTCACGGACAATGCGAACCCTCGCCGGTGGCTGCGCCGCAGCCCGCACCTCACCCAGGATATGTCCTGGCTCTTCTGTGATTCCGTTCAGTTGGACATGGAAGTGGGCACCGGCCTGGATGGGTCTGGTCAGGGCATCAAGCCTCAGGTGATGCTCCGCTACTCCGATGACCTCGGGAAGACCTGGTCCCGTGAGCTGTGGCGGAATGCGGGCGCCCTCGGGCAGTACCGAACCCGCGTTCTGTGGCGCGGTCTGGGCCGGTTCAGGAGCCGGGTTTTCGAGGTGAGCGGAACCGATCCGGTGTCCGTCTCTCTCTTTGGGCTCGAGCTTGGCGTCACGCCGGGCACGCCATGAACCTCATCCAACAGAAGTCCCTCGCGCCCTTCCCCCTGCAGTCTGCGGGGGACATGCAATCCCCCATGGTGCAGTGGTACATGCAGAGCCTTGTTCCCCGGGTGGAGAACAGCCTGCAGTCCGTCTCTCTCACCGGGGATGTGACGGGCAGCGGTAGTGCCTCCTTCACGGTCACCATCGCTCCAGGCGCCGTGACCCTCGGGAAGATGGCCCCACTCGCTCCGGTGACCCTGCTGGGGAACAGTGGCGCGTCAGCAGCAACACCCCAGGCCCTCACGGGGCCCCAGGTGACGGCCCTGTTGTCAGTCTTCACCCCGACAAAGCAGGGCCTCGTGCCTGCGTCCGGGGGTGGGACGACCAACTTCCAGCGGGCTGATGGAGCGTGGGCAGCTCCTCAGGCTGGCGGCCCTGCTGGCGGAGACCTGTCCGGAACCTACCCGAACCCCGGCGTGGCTGCTGTCATGGGGAAGGCCATCCCGGCGCTTGCCACGGGTAACCTGCGCTACACCGGCGCGGCCTGGTCCTTCGACGCCACGGTCTACGCCCAGGACTCTGCGGTGGTGCACAACACCGGCACGGAGATCATCGGCGGGGCAAAGACCCTCAGCACGGCTCCCACGGCCCCGGCCTACAAGGTGAGCACCGTGCAGGTGTTGGGCGCCCAGCAGTCGGGCATCGGTGCCACGCTCAGCGCCTACACCCTCTCGGGAACCTACGCCACAGATCTGGCCAAGCTCCAGGCCCTCTACAACCAGATGATCGTCCTCGTGGCGGCCCTGAAGACTCACGGGATGGTGGCCACATGATCACCCACCTCGTCAGCCAGGCCGGATACGGCGTGCAGGACCACTCCCCGGAGCAGGTCCGAGGAGCGATCTTGGGCGCTGAGGCTGTCATGCGGACGATGCCCCAGGTGGAGATAGAGCCCATCCATACCTTCGCCAAGGGCCTCTACAGCCGAACCATCCTGGTCCCCAAGGGCATGCGGATCACCGGAAAGGTGCACAAGCAGGACGACCTGCAGATCATGGTCTCTGGTGACATGTCCATCCTCACCGATGAGGGGGTCTACAAGCGGCTGCAGGGCTACCACCAATTCAAGAGCAAGGCCGGGACCAAGCAGATCGGCGTGGCCCACGAAGATACCCTCTGGGTCACCGTGCACGCCACGGAGAGCACCGATCTTGACGAGCTGGAGCAGTTGCTCTTCGAGGACGAGCCCAAGGTTCTGGACTTCAAGACTGGCAAGCCCATGGAAGCCTGTGTGGACTATCACCGGATGCTGGCCGAGGTCGGGATCCCCCATGAGACCGCCTGGGCTCAGTCCATCCATGAGGGTGATCGGCGCGATGTGGACCTCCCGGGCGTCACCCTGGGGCCCTCTCCGATCCACGGGACAGGTGTCTTCGCCACCCAGGACTTCTGGCCTGAAGACCCCATCGGTATGGCCCGGATTGATGGCCTCCGAACGCAGCTTGGCCGCTACACGAACCACAGCCACGAACCCAACGCCCTGATGGTGCTGGAGGACGGGCAGATCTACCTGAAGGCGCTGGCGCAGATCCGCGAAGGCGAGGAAATCACCACGGATTATCGAGCATCACTCGCACTTTCAGGAATCAAGGGGGTTCTATGAGCGGCATTGCTACCGCAGTCATCGGCGGGGCTGTCATCGGGGCAGTGGTCTCCAGCAACAACACCAACAAGGCCGTGAACGCCCAGACCAACGCTGCGAATCAGGCGAACCAGACGCAGTGGGGCATGTACAACCAGAACCGGGAGGACCTGGCCCCGTGGCGAAATGCCGGGGCGCAGGCTCTGGGCCAGCTTCAGACCACGCTTGGCCAGGGGTTCAAGTTCGATCCGAACTCTGACCCCGGTTTTCAGTTCCGCATGCAGCAGGGCCAGGACGCGATCAACCGTGCTACCGCGAACCGTGGCGGCATCCTGGCGGGTTCGACGCTCGGAAGCCTCGCGCAGTACTCCCAGGGGCTCGGGAGCCAGGAATACCAGAACGCCTTCGGGCGCTACCAGGCCAACATCGGCAACCTGCAGAGCCTGGCGGGCCTCGGGATCAATTCGGCGGCCACCACGGCATCTCTCGGCGCAGGCGCAGCGAACAACGTCAGCGGCAACCTCATGAACATGGGCAACGGCCAGGCCGGGGCCTACCTTGCGAATTCGAACATGCTCACCGGCACTCTGAACAACATGGGCAACCAGTTCATGAACTACAACATGATGCAGAACATGGGCAACCAGGGGCTCTACTCCATGGGCGGCCCGGGTGCGAATAGTGCCTACCCCTGGGCGAACATGAGCGGAAACGTCGGAATGACCGGCAACGGGGGCTGGGCTGCGCAGACCGGAACCGGAAGTGCCGGCACTGACGGATGGGGGTTCTGAGATGACCGACTTCGGCAGCATCTACAGCATGGCGAACCGCCCCACCGTGGCGCCTGAGAACCCCATGGACGCCTACGGGAAGGCGCTCAGCATTCAGAATATGGGGCAGCAGGTCCAGCAGGGCCAGATGCAGACCCAGCAGATGCAGCAGCAGCTGCAGGATGCCCAGGAGCTGCGCGACACCATCAAGCAGGCTTCAGCGGCCGGCCAGAACCCCATCCAGGCGGTGGCCAAGCTGGGAAGCCCTTCCGCTCAGAACTGGATGAAGCAGTACACCGAGATGTCGATGAACCAGACGAAGCTCAGCAAGGAGCAGTTCGACCTGGCCAATGCCCATCTCTCAAAGGTGGGCGGAGACATCATCACGGCCTCACAGCAGCCGGGCGCCACGCCCCAGGCCGTGGGCCAGCTCATCGCGTCTCACATGCACCAGGGGAACATCCCTCCGGAGCAAGCGCAGCAGCTCATCTCAAGCCTACCTCAGGACCCCACTCAGCTCCCCACCTGGGGCATGGCACAGGGGGCGCAGCTTGGAGCATCCAAGGACCTGCTGAGCATGTTCACGCCTGCGGTTCACATGGTGGACACCGGGACTGCGACGCAGCCGGTAGGCATCACTGCCGCCACTGGGAAGGTCCAGAACATCGGCGCGCCCATCGACAAGAGCCCCGGCGCCAGCGAGATCACCAAGGAGCTCCAGGACTACAACAACAGCCTTCCCGGGGATCAGGAAGTGGGCGTCAACGATCCGGGCTTCATCAAGTGGCACAACCAGATGCACCCGAAGGCATTCATGCAGCCTGCACCCGGTGGGTTCGGTGGCAGCGGCACGCCCGGAGGCACCCCGGGAGCCGGCGCCTCTGCTCCAGCCACGCCCGGCCAGGGCCCTGACCTCAGTGCCCTCCCCGCGAACGTCCGGAACACCATCCAGGCCCTGGGAGAGTACCGGACGCCTCCTTCCCAGGCTCTGCCACGCGGCAAGGAGAAGATGGCCTACGTCAACGCCCTGCACCAGTACTACCCCGGATGGAATGAGAACGACGCCGAAGAGGCCCACAAGTGGATCAAGGGCCTCGCGGACAACTCCCCCAGCTCGGTGGGCGGCCAGGTCCAGACCATCAACAACGTGGGCGAGCACATGGGCATCATGCTCGACGCCTCGCAGAATATCGGCGGCTATGACGGCGTGGCCGGTGTGGCGAACACGCCCATCATGGCGGCGAAGCGGGCCGCGAAGGACGTTGACCTGATCAACTGGGACAACGGCGTGAAGTACCTGCAGGGTGAGGGCGCCAAGCTCATCAAGGCGGGCCTCACGACCGAGGGCGAGCTCAACTCCATGATCCACGACCTGGACGCGGCCAAGGGCCCTGCTGGGCGCGCAGCGGCCCTCTGGACGGCTGCGGACTTCATGATGGGGAAGATCCGAACCTTCGAGCTGCGCAACCAGCAGATCATGGGCAACCAGGCCCCGGTGGACCCAAAGACCGGCCAGCCGCTGGGCCTGATGACCCCCCTGGCTCAGCAGAACTTCGCCCGCGCCTTCCAGGCTGCGGGGAAGGAAGCGCCTCAGTTCAACCCTCCCGCCAGCCCTCTCGGGAACACCCGTACGGCCATGGCCAACCGGTGGAACCCCGGCACGGTCCAGCCCGCAGGCCAGCCCACCGCCCCAGTGCAGCCTCAGGCCTCGGCAGTGCCCAACCTGACCAACTTCCATACCAATCCTCAGACCGGGCAGCGCATCGGACAGAACGCCTCTGGCGCCTGGGTGGATGCGGCCACCGGCAAACCGGTCCAGTGAGGTGACGCATGCCGATTAATCCGCCTCCTGGATTCATGCCTGAAGCACCTGCTGCCACTGGGGCAGTCGTTAT